AGAATCTTATATGCTAGTTCATCAACTGCACATGAGCCTTGGAGAAATCCATATGCAATGAGTAAATATGGTTTAGAACAGGTAGCACATGCAAACAGTTTAGGTATGAGATTTACAACTGTATATGGTCCTAATGCTAGAGAAAGTATGTTAATACCAAGAATATTAAGAAATGATGTTCCTTTTATTAATACAAATCATAGTAGAGATTTTATACACGTTAATGATTTAGTGAGAGCGATAGATAGTTTGATACATTCTAATTTAGTTGGAGTAACTGATATTGGTACAGGTGTAACAAATAAACTTTTAGATATAGTGGATTATTTTAAAATTAATTGTCAACGTGTTGTGGGAAATATGTTTGAACGATTAGATAATAAAGCTGATAATACTTTACTATATAATATAGGATGGCAACCAACAATAAATTTATTTGAATATATAAAGGAGAATAAAAATGTTAACTGAAGAATTTTTAAAAGATAATTTTTTAACTGCATATTTTATAGATAACGAAAGAAAAAATATAGAAGTGCAAACAACAACTGAAGATAAAAAATCAGTATTTACAACCATCATACCGTACGAAGAAAATAATCCTCAATATCAAGCACTTACAAAGTATATGAATATTGATCAATTACATGAGTCAACTTATCAAAAAAATAAAACAGAAAAAGAATTGTTTGAGAATAGTGTTATAGAGATAGCAAAGAAAAGTGGTCTTTTAATAGATAACAGTAAGGTTGATAGTAGTACTTTTTCTATGTTAATAAAAACAATGTTTGAGGATTTGGATAATACAGATCACCTTTTTGCATTAAAGTTAGCATTATTTGAAACAGATACAGTAATTAACTCTAAAAATAATGAAGAAAAAAGTAAATTAAGAAAATCAAAAAATAAATTAGAAGCGATTCAATCAGCTTTAAATTTATTTAAATAGTTTGTCCACCAACCTGTCCAACCGTCTTCTAATAAATGCTGCATTTGACCAAAAGTGCATACACTAAATTCATCTAATGGTTTTTTATCATATTGATGTTCCTTAATGGAATAACAAAAATTATCAAAAGTTTTGTACTCAATCTCTTTGTAAAAAAATTCATCTATACTTATAGGGTATTTTTTTAAATAAAAATCTTTATTTAATATAAATTTTTTCCATATATGTGAAACATCTCCAGTCCATGATATAATAGATGAATTTAAAGGTGTGTGAGCAGACTCTCTCCACCATGTGTCGTCTAATAGTGTAAAATTCTTTCTTATAAGATTAGGTACTTTTTTATATATGACAACATCTAAATCAAAATATATATTATGATGATCTCTAAATAAATCAAACATTTGAAGCTTATTATACATATTGTTAAATAGATTTTTATCTATAATTTCAAATTTATCATAGGTTATACCTGAATAATTATCAATCATGTGTTTCAAATTATTTACATGATTGCTATTATATTTTTTACCCCACATAGCACATATAATTCTTGTTTTTAAATTAGATTGTTTTTTAAAAGTTTCTGGTATTTTTATAATTTTTTTAGTAGAACCACTTTCTGGTTTGGTTGTACAATAATATTTACAATAATTTGGTGCATTACTAGGGTTGTTTTTTAACATATGCCACCACTCCTTATATAAATCACCATTTAATATATCTTCAATAGAATCATTATTGTCAATATGCCATTTTGATTCATAAAACTTACTTAAAACTGGATCATTTCTACCATCTCGACTATCAATCCAACAACACGGTACTAAAAATCCTGTAGATGTAAATGCCATTTGTCTATTTTTGTGAATACATTTTGGTACAAATTTTTTATTTTTCATTTTTTAAATATTCTCCTATTGACAAATCATTTTGTGGTTTTGGTATATAATATTTTTTTGATGTTGGTTTTAACGGATCATTTTTAGTAAATCTGGATGTTAATAATAAGTCAAATTTTATTTTGTGACTTTCGCTTATTTTTTTTGCTTGTAGTATATGATTCTCGTTATAGTTAAAAACAATGTATTGCCAGACACAATTTATGCCTTTGCTTTTAGCTAACAACATCATTTTAAATAATTTAACTCCATCTTGGTTAACTCTATACTTATGACTTTCTTCAGGTAATCCATCAATACCAAAAATCCATTGTGCATTTTTATTTGCTTCAAATGCTTCATTCCACCATTTTTCTTTTCTATGAGATGCTGCTACGTGTACCGAAGTTGTAATTTTTTTATTATTACATATTTTTAAAAATTCTATGAAGTCATTATTCATAGTGGGATCTGATACTTGACCACAAAAATTTATGTATTTAAAAAAATCAGCTATTTTTTTAAATTGGTCTATTGTTATATCTTTTCCAGGAATTGGCAATCCTTTTTTTCTTAATTTTGTTCTACTACATTGTGAACACTCTAAAGTACATCTAGCTCCAATGTCTATATTTACACCCTTATTAGCAATGTTCATTATTTCCAATATTCCTTTATAAAAATTGATTTACACTCATTTACTGTTTTTCCCACGCCAGTAAAATGTATTACTTTCAGATTTTCATTTACTTCATCTAATATCATATAGTCTGTATCAAATTTTTGACTATACATTTTATTTAATTGTAAATTTTTTTTGAAATCATTTGTATATTTACCTAACCATTGTTTAGGTGTTGTAGTTAGTTTGATTTTATGTTCTTGTATTTTCCAATTAACGTAATTTTGTTCTCCATAATATTTTGTATGTACATCACCATTATTGTAATAATGCAGCTGCCAATATTCTGGATTAAGTGAGAAGTCATCCCATATACTTTTTAAACTACCTGATTTAAATTTGTAAAATCCACCATTTAATTTTAATTTGTTATCCCACCATTGCCCGTAACTTATTAATTCATTGTCCTGTACAGGAAAGTTTAATAATTCATCTATGTTATTTACTATTACCTGATCTATGTCCATTATTATGATGTCATCATTAGGCTGTTGATAAGCAAATTGAGGACTAAAAAACTTTAATTTATGCCAGTGTTTTACTATATTACTATTATGGTTATAAGGTAAAACAATATCAGCTTCAACATCCGTATCACTTAAACATATAAATTGAAATGGTGTTGTACTATTTTCTTTTAATGATCTATAAAGTTTTGAAACGTAATCAGGTGTGTAAAAACCTTTAAAATAAACTGTGCAAATTTTAAGCATTATATGCTCTCCAAACAATATCAAATCTTTTGTTTATAGTATGGCACATAATTACATCTTTTGGTATAAAGTATTCAGTACCAAAAAAGTAATGCCATCTATTGTCTAGCCATTGTACATCTACTTTGTTTTCTGCAAGTTTAACTGCAAAAAGTGTTTCATTGTCCCAACCAAAAAAGTTTGTTATCTTTTTTGGAAACATATCATGGCCTTTTGTTAGTTTACTCATTTCTTTTATATTTGAATCAAAGTTGTCAAAGTATTTTAATTGTTGTAGATATTTTTTACTTGCACCAACAATACCTGTGTTTACAACTTTATGATTTGGATTTAAATTTCTATCTAACAACATTGCTTGAGCATTGTAGTATTTTGATGTTGGACTACGAATAGTTTGTGAATATTCAGTTATCGCTTCCATCTTAATTACTTTATGTGTATTGTGATGAATGGTTATGCCTTTTGATAAATCCCAAGTTTTAAAAAAGTTGTCTGACTTCATAGGCACAACATCAAAATCTAAATAAAGTATTTCATCATATTCTTTTGATAATTCATATAGTAAATGTAGTTTATAAAAATTAACTATATTATAGGTTGTAAGAAATGGATATTTTGATTGTAAGCTATCTTTGTATAATATAAAATTAGTATCATATTCAAACATTTTGAAAGGCACATTTATTTGATCAGCATACCATTGTTTGCAGGCTATTAGTTTAGTGTAGTTTTGTTTAAATGCATTTTTAGTTACATAATTTATTGGTGTATGATTTTCTTTTAATATATTTTTATCAAATATATCAAGTTCTTTTTTGGGAATGTCGATATAAAAACTATAAATTATTCTTTTCATATTTTCCTATAATTGTAAATCGTATACCTTCTCTATTTGTTTCAATTAATTCTTTTTTTAGTAAAATTTTTATATCTTTTGGAAGTTGGTTTTCAAATTCATCTAAAGAGTTTACACAATTAATATGATCTTTAATATTTTTGTTACTATGTGATTGAAATGCTATATAAGTATTCTGTTTAATTTTGTTCCAAAATGGCCATTCTTTCATAGGTTTCATATGTTCACAAGAAGTATTAATTAAAAGATCAGTTTTTTCTATACGATCTTTTATTGTTTCAAAAATATCTAAGTGGAAAAAATCTACGTTATTATGATTTCTAAAAATATTTTTACCAATTTGTATTGCAGATTTGTCCATATCATATCCTGTTATATTTTTTACTTTATTAGCTAATACTCCTGCTATAATAGAGTTGAACCAACAGCCTAGGACACTTACATTACAGTTTTTATTTACTATATCTAATAGATTAATATATTCTAGTAGTTTTAGTTTACTTTCAAACTGCGTATAGTTTAAGGAATCAAGTAAATGTTTTGAATTGTTAAATTCATTATTATATGCTTGTTTTATTATTTTTTTAAAAAAATCTAAATCTATTGTATTATTTTCTAAATCAATCATTAAAGTATTTTTCCAATCCTATATATCCATTATCATCTAGTTTGTAAGTACCGTCTTTATATTTTTTTCTTTTCCATCCATTAAAAATACAAATATTATAATCTTCGTTATAAAAGTATTTTACCTTACTGATAGAATCATAAGGATTATAATAGTTATTTTCATCTATTCCATATAAACGTGAATATACTTCTCCTTTAGGTAACCAATTAAGTTTATCAAAATGATGAATATACAAATACGGATCCGTTCCATTGTACATTAAAGCATAATGATCTAAATTATCTTTAAATTTTTTCCAAGCCCAGGTACAATCGCCTTTCCATATCATAACCGAAGCATTTAAATCCATATCATAGTTTGGTGCTTGTGGAGTTTTTAAATGAAAATGCGGTTTCCAATAAGCTTTGACAAAACATATTTTATTGTCAACACAGTATTTTGGTAAGTGAGTTATATCTTTTTGTATAATAATATCCAAATCAAAATATATTGTTGTTTCTTTTGTAGGCTTTTCAAAAAATGAATGAAGTTTAACCCAATATGGATAGTCCTCGGTCTTGTAATCTTCCCATTCTTTTGGTAACGGTACTATTTTAATATCTTCGTAAATTTTTTCAGAATTTTCTGTGTGACAATAGAAATCAAATTTTTCTTTAAAGTTTTTTTTTACCATTCTGTACAAACGATTTACATGTTCAAAAGAAAATTTATCACCATACTTTATACATACTATTTTCATTTTCTTATCATCCTATCGTTTATAACTAACAAATCTAAAGCTGTTCTGTTAAATGTATTTATTGCCTGTTTAGGATTCTCTACTATAGGTTCCTGACAATTAAAACTAGTATTTAATAACATAGGTATACCTGTTATTTTATAAAATTCATTTATGATATTATAAAACTTTTCATTAAATTGTTTATTAACAGTTTGTATTCTAGCTGTGCCGTCAACGTGTGTTACTCCTGGCACTTTATCAGTTTTAACTTTACATATTCTACTCATATATGGACTAGGTAATCTTGTATCAAAATATTCTTTGTAATGTTCTTCTAATACTGTAGGTGCAAATGGTCTAAAGTCTTCTCTCATTTTAATTGTACTATTAATAATATCTTTAATATTTGGATTGCGTGGATCCGCAAGTATTGATCTATTTCCTAATGCACGATTACCACTTTCTGATTTTCCTTGAAACCAACCTACTATTTTACCGTCAGCAATGGCCTGTGCAACTTCTTTATAATTCACTTCTTTACCTTCATTGTATTCATAATCTTTACCTGCAAATGTTTCTGATTTATGTATATTGTTGTTTAGTACGTAATCAGCGTGTTGATATATGCCTATTGCCTGACCTTCATCACCTACAGCAGGTGGTACAAATACATTTTCATAATGCTTTGTAAATTCTTCGTTCATATATCCATTATAAGCAACACCACCTGCAATACAAAGATTATCACAACTCTTTAACGGATACACATGCTCTTTTATCTTATCTATTGTAAATTTTTGTAGTGTAAATGCTAAATCTTCTTTACCAAATTTTTCTAAATTAATTAGTTTACTTTTTTTTTCATTTTGTAATAGTAAATCAAAAATATTATAGTAATAATCATTATAACTACCATATCCAACAAGTCCCATTAGTTTACTTGCACCAAGTGATCCAAAACCTGTTAATTTTGACATATCGTTCCACAATCTTCCTAAAGGTAAATGTTTTGACATATCTATTATGTTCTCATACTTGTCTATAAAAATACTTTTAAAGTTATATCCCATACCATCTATTGCAAAAATATCAGACTCTTTAAAATTTGAGTTTAGATAGGCATATGTAGAGTGTGCTTGATGGTGATCTATGTAGTAAATACTATTTTTATTATAGTGGTCCCATAACTTTTTAGGTTTAAAATTTAATAGTTCTTTATCAAAAGGACTGTTGATACTTTTTAATCCACCTTGTGTAAAAGAAAAGGCCAGTATATAATCTTTATTTTTTTTAAAATATTCATTATAAAAATCTATACTTAATCTGTAATCATCAATGTTCATTTTCTGCTCATCACTATGGTGTGGATATGCATCTAAATGTAACGGCACATTGTGTTTGAATCTGGTATATCTTTCTCTTTGATTATGAAATATACCATCATACGTATTGTGATCATGTAAGTTTAATGCGACACTATAAATTTTCATAAATTAAATCAGCTATTATTTTTTGTCCTTCAGCATTTGGATGTCTGTCTTGTTCAGATATAAAATGAGTATTTTGATCTAGTTTATTATGAATAGAATAACCTCCTATACCTTTTTCAATCGGCCAACCAATAAATCTTTTTTCATCAATTTTTTTAGAAATTGAATTGGTTAATAATGTTTTTAAATCTAAACCACTTATCATTTGTACTTGTTTATATGGTAAATCATATCTTTCACAAAAAATTTGAAACATGTAAAAATATCTTAGACTTCTACAAGTATAATACTTTGAGTCTCCTCTATCATCATTTCTTAAATTTGTCCATATATTGTTAGTTTGATAGTCACGTCTTGGTGCTCTAGACCAGGCTGGTATAACTAGTCCTATATTTTTCATATTGTTTGACAAATATTCAATTAACGTAGAAAAAATATATTCTTGTCCTGAGCCACTATAACTCAAATTAACACAATCCATATTGAGTTTATTTGCTAATATTTCGGGCCATTTAGGCCAAGAACAATCCATATTAGGATGAAAAATGGAATTAAATTTTTTATAACTCCAACTACAACCACTAACTAACAATATTTTTTTCATTTCTATAAAATTCTTTTATTTTGTTTATTATATAATCTTGCTGTTTAATTGTTAGAGTGTGATAGCAAGGAAGACTTAAAATATTATTACACATATGTTCAGTTTTAGGTAGTTTTACATTTGAACAATAGAGATGTGTAGGTTCTCTATAATTAATATTTGTAATTATACCATTATCTAAAAGATATTTTTTTAGTTTACCTCTACTATTATTCGGTGTTTCAATAACGTAAACATAATAAGTATGTTTGCTCCAACTTGTTTCTTCAGGTGTTTTTACAATATGTTTTAAATGCTCTGTGTATCTTCTACATATTTTAATTTTTTTTTCGATCCATTGATCTAGTTTTTTTAGTTTATTTTGAATAATAACTGCCTGTATGTTATCAATACGACCTTGATAACCTACTTCTTTATACATTGAATTGTATCTTCCGTGATCTCTATACATTTTTACCTTGTCAATCAAATATTTTTTACCCGTAACAGCACCAGCATCTCCCATTGCACCTAAGTTTTTTATTGGATTGAAACTAAAACAAGTTAGATCAACAAGGTTTCCTACTTTTTTTCCTTTATAACTAGATCCAAAACTTTGAGCTGCGTCTTCTATTAAATATAAATTATGTTTTTTTGCAAACCTTTTCAGTTTATCTATATCTGGTGTTTGACCATATAAATCTACAAATAAAATTGCTTTAGTATTTTTATAATATTTTAGTTTTTTAATGTCTAAATGAAAGTATTTGTCTATATCTACAAAAATAGGCTTTGCACCAACACTTAATATAGACTCTGTAGTGGATATAAACGTATGCCCTACAGTAATTACTTTATCATTTTTACCTATGTCAAGTGCTTTTAAAGCGCAAATTAACGCCATAGTACCTGAAGATACTGAAGCACAAGATTCAGATTTTGTATAATTACAAATTGATTGTTCAAATTTTTCTACAGTTTTACCTGTTAAAAAATCTGAATTTTTTATTATTGTTTTAATAGATACATCTATTTCATTCTGCAATTCTTTATACTGTGAATATAAATTGTTAAATGGTATTTTGTATTGATTCATAATAAAGTTTTAATCCACTTTCAAAATTTATTTTTGGATTATAATTTAACATATCTTTTGCTTTTGATATATCTAAGGTTCCTCTTGTTGGATATAAATTGTGACTGCCTACATCTTTAACTTTAGATTTACTTCCAGTTATATCTTTTACCTTTTCAGATAATGTTTTAAGAGAAAACGCTTGTCCAGCAGT